TAACATGAGGTGTTGTAAACGTCTTCATATTTTCTGACACGGAATTAACATGAGGTGTTGTAAACGTCTTCATATTTTCTGACACGGAATTAACATGAGGTGTATTCCGTGGGATGGGTAATCTTTTGTAAATCATATCTATAATCTCATTATCGTTAGTTTTTTCATATACTAAATCAAAAAATGTTAAACCGCCATGGAACGTCTTGAACCAATTTACCTTCCCCTTAGATATAATATTTTTTACCAACATTTTATCATCCAGATTATCGGCAAGTATGTTAGTGAAATCACAATATTTGTACATTAAAGTAACCAGCCAATTGTATTCTTTGGTATTCATAACGAATGTGAAAATATTCTTGATATCTTCGATCTTATTGAGATACTGTATTGCATCTTTTTCATTTTTACATGTGAGTAATAATTCCTCATCTTCATTAAATATTGGTGATTCGCACAGTGGACACTGAGGTTTCAGTAAACGCTTAATACACTCATTATGAAATACATGATTGCAAATAAGTTTACGTCCACGTCTAGTAGCACGAAATCTTAGATCAAATAATGTGATCTTACTCAAACAAATAGAACAGGTCGATTGAAACTTCATTTTTATATATAGATTATTAATCATAACTATGGGTTAACGATTTAAATTATTAGAAAAATGAACTTAGAAAATATCATCGTATGTGCTATATGTCTAGCAGCCATAGCAGTAGTCGCATATTATATGTATTCAAAAATATCCGATCAAAATGAAGAACTAATGAAGATTTCTAAACGATGTGAGGAATTAGAAATGTTATTTACTAGACCTCCGCCTCCTGATGATTTAAAAGAGCTTTATAATATATCAGAACATAAACCTGCATGTGAATCTGCAATGTGTGATCTAGAAGCTCTCAATATTGATATTAATGAAGATGAATTGGATTCTATCGTGAACGAAGAAGTAAGTAAAATAAAGCAAAGTAAATCTTGAATTTAAAGGCGTCAAATATTGAGTAAAAGCATAATGTTAATGTATTCTAAATTGTACGACTTATTAACAGGAACGAGTAAGGGAAATCATGCCTTGAAATGTTCAATTAAAGAATTATATGGTCGCAATGAAAAATTGCGTTATATATATTTTGAAACTAGATCTGCAACACCATGTTTATTATACATTTCGTCAAAATACGACGTGGCAATGGAAAATAAAAAATTCTTACCGTTGTCTCGATGGCAAGAAGATGAGATTAATTTTGACGCTGTACTAGCAGCAGATCCAGAAAATTCTATAGTAAAAGAAATACGCGCTACAACGTCACCCTTGGGATATGTGAATCTTATTAATCGATTGGAACCTTCCCTAAAATCAATCCCTTATAAAATAGCCATCTTATCTGAAGAATATTTAATCGTTCTTGATGAATCTTCAGAAGTGGATATTTTCTATATTAAGGGACCAAAAGAAGCTAAATTATTAGTAGTTTTAGATCTTGAAACATTACTCTTCAAAAACATTATTCCGGAACTGGAAAGAGTACATAGAAACGTTATCAAAATTATCCAGGAATCAACCGATACTTATTGGGATTCATTACTTACATTACTAAAAAAATGTCAACAAATAAAAATAGTTACAAATGGAAAACAGGATACTACCTCTTTAATTGAACAAGCTATAAAAATAGGTGTGTCTCAGAAGGCAATTAAATTAGCTCTCGAATGCTTCAATGAACCTCAGGAAATAAGTTAAAGACATTCAAGCTATATTTAACCACAATGAGCTTATTGACACCTCCAACAACTCCTGATGATCTATGTGAAGAACCATTATTCACAGAGAATCTAAAACTACTTGTATTAAATAAATACACAAATATAGAATTTAGGGGAGCGCTTACTCACAATGAATTAAAAATAAAAGTGGAAGATATTATTTCTCATTTCAATTTAGATAAAAATTACTTACGAACGGTAAATAAATATTTAGTTACATATTCGCTAAGTGATCTATACAATCAAGATTTTAGCAGTATATCTTCTATTTGTGATCCTACACTTTTTCACGAATATAAAAAATCTTATGAGCTTTACATTAAGTATAAAGGGTTAAATATACTTGCTTTCAATGTACCTGAATTAGTTCCATTGAGAGATTGGTTGGAAACTATTTTAGACGAAGATTTAAATTGTTACGAAAAAATAGATTATGATTATTTACGCTGGTAGATTCGTTACTGAAAAGTAACGAATCAATATGACTTACTTTTTGATCAAAATTTTTTGTTCTTGTACGACATCACGTGTCTTGTTTAAAAGTCCTTGACAAAAAATATCATCGTCAATACCTCTCGTAGATAACATTTGACGAACTCGTTCTTCATAAACTTTTTTACCGTATTTAATTTTCTTCTCATGTCTGGTTATAGTAACCAAAGTATTTTCATCTATTCGAATACCCTCTTCACCCCGCTCATTAAGATAGCTTTGAACTGCCTTCAGTAATTCTTTCTCATGTTTTCGTAACTCATTCATCATCTTTTTGTGTTCTACTATGCGATTCTTGAGATGAATCAGCGCAGAGATTGTCGTTTCGATCGTCGTCATCTTTTCTGTATTCATTTAATGACTTTAAACCGTAAGTTTCAATATAAATTTTTTGCTCATTTTTGTCAAGCATATCAGGATGTAAACCATCACGAAGCATAAGATGTATTTGAGCCGCTGATTCGATTTGAATCGTATATGGGATCGGATCTAATACTTTATTATATAAACTGTTAGCCATCGTAGAATATCTATGTTTTTGATCATCAGATAGACGTTCAAATGTTGATTGAATTGCCTGATCGTTCCAGAGGCTTTTTTCATTAATTCCGCTCATTTTTTATTATATATATACTAATAAATCATTCGTTACCTTGCGGTAACGAATTTTGGTTATTTTAATCAAACATGAGTAACTAATAAAACCTACGATATTTCAATAATGTGTTTGTCTTGTTTTGGCATAATTTCATTATCGGAATCAGAATCTGAATCATCTCTGATTACTGGTTGACGAGATTTATTTCTGGTACGTTCTGGTAACAATATATTATTCATTTGTTTTTTAATTATGTATTCACCAATCACGGCCTCAGCTAATTTAACTTGCAAATAAGGTGCTGTACCAACACCAATAAATATACTATCAATTGTGAGCATTGCTGTTACTTTACAATTATAATCACTTTTAGAAAGCTTTTCGATCGTATCTTGCTGGTTTACACTAATAAGACCATTTTCTGAGTCATCATCGATTTCAAAAAAATTAGACTTCATGAAATTATCAGTATCTATGACCTTTGCATAGACATAAACAGATTCCGAACCATTTGCTAGTGTATTTCTTTTAACAATACTTATTTCACTTACTCCTTTTGCCCATTTAACGTCATTCATCTTTTTACCCAAAGCTTTAATAAAATCTTGTTCCATTAATAAATCTTTTATTTTTGCAGTTATGTCTTCTAGTATTTTGACGGTCATGTCTTCCATTTTAATGTCCAGTTTTTCATTTTCAGTTAACATGTCTGTATTTTTATCTCTCAGATTACGATCATGCATACAAAGTGATATTTTCTTTGGTGCATTTTCGTCAAATTTCGAGATTCCATAAGAAAATACTTCTGATGTTTGGATTTTCAGTGGTAATATTTTTCCATCTCCATAGTCATATCTGATTGTAACCCATGTTCCTCTTCCTGTGGCTGTAGATTTGGGTGCCATAATCTTGATATTGTCAGTATTTAACTTAGGAAACCCTTCTTCAGATGAGATAAATTTATTTTGATTCATTGTTATTGGTTTATATTTATTTATCATCTTCGTTACCTATAATTCAAATATTTTATAGAACCTTAGAGATAAAATCTTCGAAGAAAAAATCCTCGAAGAAAATGGTTAAAATTATTTCAATAAAAGAGCTTAATATAGATTCAATTAGACCTAATATGGAGAGCCTAAAATCTAATTTAGGTGGTTCTAAAATTACCATTATTGGGAAACCAGGTTCTGGAAAATCTTGGCTTATTAACCATTTATTATATGCCAAAAAACATCTGATCCCTACAGGTCTTGTTATCTCTGGATCTGAAGATAGTAATAAGTTTTATTCCCGGTTATTTCCAAATCTTTTCATATATGAAAAGTACAAAAAAGATGTTCTTGAAAATTTTATCAAACGTCAAAAATTAGCTAAAGAACATCTTCCAAATGGATGGGCAGTACTTGTAATGGACGATTGTATGGATGATGTAAAGATTTTTAATGATCCAGTAATGCAAGGTCTTTTTAAGAACGGGCGTCATTGGAATATGCTCGCGATTTTTGCAAACCAATATGTCTTTGATTTTAAACCGAATATAAGAACGAATATTGACGGTGTTTTCATTTTCAGAGAACCAAATCAATCTAATCGTGAAAAAATTTATAAAAATTTTGCTAGTATTATTCCATCATATTCTATATTTTGTCAACTAATGAATGAGCTGACAACGGATTACACATGTATTTATATTAATAATCAGCTTCAAAGTAATGAATGGACAGATTGTGTTTTCTATTTTAGAGCTGATCAGGTACCAGAATTTAAATTTGGTTGTGATGATTATTTACAGTTTGCTGAAGTACGACAACAAAACGATGATTAATTCTTATCGCAAAAATGCGATAAGAATTATTTACAAAAATGGATTAGCCTTATCATCATCGTCAATAGCAACCTGTCTACATGTCTTGTGAAGCCAATGCTTACCCTTGTCTAAATCACCCCATTGAGTTATAAAATGATGTCTAACTGCATTTCTGGTAGGGATTGGATGATTAGGACATTCTTCTCTAAACCATTCTTTGAAATGTGAATATAAGGTAACAGATGTGAGCTTTGAATCTTTCTTGATGAAAACACATTGATTTTCAAACTGTTTATAAATATCATTTTCTTCTCTGTACATATCCGTTGCTACTTTAACCTTTTGAGGTTCAATAGATTCCATTTTTCTAATTGATCTCCACCTCTGAATGAGATACCATGCTAATGGCTGTGTCATTCTTGGAATTTTATCAGTAAAATTTTTATCCATAGGAAATATCTTTTCAGCAATCTGATCCTCAATATCATGAGGACATTCGT